GGAGAGGCCTTTCACCTTCAGCAGCCCCTGCCGCTTGTTCAGCGTCATACTTTCTTATTGCTTCTTCTGCATCTGCAATACATTTAGACATTGCAGTTGATCCCTTCTCTTTATCCTTCTCCAGTCTAGTATTAATTGTGGCTAAATTTTTCCAAGCTTCAGGATTTGTTGCTTGTAGTGCAGGTATTGGTGGTCCCATTTCTTCTGGAGGCGGCATTTCTGGAACTCCTTCTGCTGCTTCCCCCTCTACAGCTTCTCCCTCTACCGCTTCCCCCTCTGCTGGAGCAGCGGCCTCTTCACCTCCCATCATACTAACAAATTTTTCCCAATAGTGTTCTCCAGTTAGAGGGTTACCCTTCGCGTCTCCTATTCGTTTGGGTGATCCTGCCCCACCAAAACCCTCACCTTCAATAACAATCATTCTCTCTGCTGTTTTGGCTTGCCAAATTAAATAGGTATTGTTATTCGTAGGGGATGTTACTGTTATCCCCTGATCTTTTTCAAGACCTACAGCTTGGCTAACATAACTTGCGGCTGTGGCCTCTGCCCCTCCTGCTTGTTGAGCCGCCGCTCCCTGTTCTTGAAGAACCCTTAAATCAACTTTGAATTGGCGTTTTTTTAAAAGCTGATAACTCTCAAGTAACTCTTCGAAGTATTTCATATATTATCATAGATTATATTATAAAGGCCCAACCCAGTAACCTAGGTTGAGCCTTACTGTTTTTGTTAATAAATCTAGCCGCCAAGCGTACTAGCGATTCCAGTTTGGCTAAAGGAATCCATGAAGTCGTACTTGAAGGTAACTTCTATAGTATGAAACTCACCCGTTGCGTAATTAAACTCACCAGTCTTCCAAGACTTAGGATAAACACCATAAAATTCAGTAGCTTTTATATGATCTAAGTTACCTTTCAATAGTATAACAGACATTCTCTTTGCTTTAAATTGATTACCCCCGCCTAGGTCAGCACCCTCTGCTGTACCTGTTTCAGTCATCATATCACCAGTTACAGGGTTGTAACCACGCTTAAACCATTGCCACATGGACTGGTAAGCATCGCCTTCCTTGGCCAATAGGTTATCAAAAGTAATCGTAAGTTCTTCAGGAGCAGGCTTCCCAGGATAGAAAAGCTTATCATTTGCTCTATGAACTTCAATATCTGCGACAGCGTAGCCGTAAGTGCCTACCTGTTTTGCAGCAAGAGTTAATCCGTTTTGTGTGACCCCATCAATTGTTACTGGTAACTCGATATGGACTTCAAATTGATGAGTCCTTACCGAATCCAATGCATAAGATAGCTTTGGAAGAGCCTCTTTTGGATTGTGAGGGTTATTAGCTGGATTTCCAAAAAATTCAGTACCGAATGCCATTTATTATTCTCCTATAGGGATCCAAGCTTAGCAGCTTGGTTTGTCAAGTTAATCTCAAAGACCATCATCTCAGCAGTCTTCGTAGGCTTGATTAATACTTTGCACCACAGTTCGTTTCTATCAATTCGTGTGGCAGTATTAGTTGTCGCGTCACATACAACGCGGAAATCTGTAATTCCTCTCCTGTCTTTAATATCAGAGATAAAGGGGATAAGGACTTCTTCTACTCTCGCCCAAGTGAATTCGTCATTGGGTTCAAATACAAATCTTTGCGTTGCAGCAAAAATTACCTTCTTTAAATAAATCATCAAGCGACGAACATTTATACGGTCAAGAGCCGTTGGTGATCTTTGCGAAGTACGCTGTCCAAAGATTGTAATTCCCTGTTGAGGAAATTTAACTATTGGGTTAACTACATTACCACCGCTGTACATGGAATCTCGTTCTCCCTTTGTGAGAAGAACTTCAACTTCGGTAGGCTTGTTTAGCCTACCCCGCTGGAATCCAGCAGGAGCGAACCAAGTTTCTGCTACACTATCAGTTTTCAGCATAGCCTTAGTGCCAAAGATTGCTGGGTCCATGAGGCGATCCTGCCCAGAAAAGACATCGAAGACCTTGACCCAGGGCCAGTAGATAGCAGCATAAGAACTATTGATAGCGGCTGAGCGAGTTAAGCTTTGTCCGTTTGACCAATCAATTGCATTCTGTGCTGTTCCAATAGCCGCTGGAGGTGATACCACGGCCATAAAGTCCGTAGTCTCCTCAGCTTTAGAAATCAAAGCATTTTGAATCGACTGCTGATGAATGCCAGGAGTCAGTGCTATTCCAATATTCAGACTTTGATCATCAAGAGCCTGAATACCAGTCTTAGTTCCGTCTGCCAAGACAGTCCCAACTATTGTAGTTGTAATATCATCATCACTCGTTGGGATACCGCTGTTACCGCCGTCCATGTCTACTGTTTGTTGCATCAGCTTAAGGAATCGTGGGTTCATCTGCTCGGTGATTGTCTGATCTGCTGTTACACCACCTCGCTGTCCCCCAGCGTCCTGCAGAGTGTACCCTAGAATACCATTAGCCTTGTCCACAAAATTACTTGCAGCATTTGTAGCTAGATCAACATTGCCCGATGTCGCACCACTAGCAACATAAGCTCTAATGATGTCAGATTTTGTTGAAAGATTGCCTCCTACTCCGTAAGTGTTAAGAATTCCTTCCCAAAAGTTTGCTCCAGATAGACATGTTTGCTTGTAGGATTCCGCAGCTACTCCTGCATCATTTACTTGCAATTGCGTGTTGGCTCCACCTAAAGCATTTACTTCAAGCTTAATACCAGAAGCAGCACCATCAGATTTTACCCCACCGTTGTAGCCAGCTCCAGGGTAGAGGCTCTTGGCATGGTAAGCAGCAGTATTAACATCAATGTTGAATCCAGAAGCGATTACCTCACTAAAAGCATAAGGGTCTTGGCTGCCTCCGTCAGGAACTGTTCCACCACTAGCAGTTAATGGTACTAGACAATCCATTTTGGTAGTGTAAGCGGAATCTTCGAAAGCTTGAACATGTATAGTTGCACCAGTTCCCGCGTGAAGGCCAACAAGAAAACCGCTAGCCGCTGTAGTTGAATCGTAGAATGCTCCCACTTTATCACTGTCAAGGTTGCCCCCTAACACCTTTGCAAATGCTCCACCCTGTGTTGAAGAGGCGTTTGCTGAGTCCAAAGTTCCTGCTGGAACAGCGTAAGATTTTAATGCTGTAAACGAGGAAACGCCATTATTGTCAGTACCGTTTACTTTAAGATAAACAGCAGATGCCACCCCCAGCCCCTTGCCACTAACGGCTATCGCTGGACACCCACCAAATTGCAAGTTAGCACTAGCATCAGCGGCTGTCCCTGAGTCTATAGCCCTTACAAAGTATAGGGTCGTGGTGTCCTCTAGGATCTCCATAACGCCCTCCAAACCTTGACCAGTAATATGCTCAGCGGGTTGGCCGAACTCCTGTATAAGCCTTTCCTGGGAGGTTATAAGCTTAGCTGCGCCACTAGATCCGCGATCAGCGAAACCGACAACTCCTACTACTGAAGAGTTTACCGTTGGGGCGTATTCTGAGATATCTTTTTCTAAGATATAAACACCTGGACTTACAATATTTACCATTCTTTATCTCCTAAGCATCCTTCACGGATATAAGGCTCCTTACTTGTAGCGCTTCAGTGTGGCTTGAAAGAAAAGAGCTGGGAACAATCATATGTTCCTGGGGGCTAAGCCAAAAGCCTTTAGCCCCTTTTGGAGTTTGAAAGAACACCATCTGTCCTTGTAAACTTTGATTAATAATTTCTTTCATATAAAAACTCCTACATTATGTACACTACCTACCAACCATAAATGAAAAATTTATTCATCAAGTTCATATTCCAGATTGAATTCCTCAATCTTGCCTGTATTGGTGTATAGGAACCTAGTGGCTGGGAGATAAGTTTCTATGGAAACCACAAAAGCTTTCCTTAAAATCCTATCTTCTCTATCACCAGCAACCACCTCCCCGTCATCCCTCTCTTCCGTTATAAAAGCTTCCGTTATTTTATTATTTTTTGTGGGAACAATTAATCCAGGGTTAAATTTTGATCTAATTTGTTCAACAATTTGATCCATATCTTCTTTGTACTTCGCCCACACATTAACCTCATAACCAATATCCACAGCCCGTGGTGGTATACTAATAACTCTTTGCGCCCTTTGTTTAACATCATCCCAAACTACTTCATGCACCAAAGTTTCAGAATACCTCTGTCTTTTTTCAGCAGTGGTTGTCATGTTTTGATTTATTGAGATAATAGGGAGAATAATATTGTTATCTTGATTTAACTTGGCCACCGTTCGTTCTGGATTTGCGTGAACACATTTAATATCAATCAAAGCATTTTCAGAATTTAGATATTGTAAACTTCCAAATAAGAAAATCATCTCTCTTAGAGTTTGCTTGTATATTGTTGTCCCGACTTGCAACGCACTTTGTTTTTGAATTTTATTAATTTGTCTTAACAGTAGTCGAACATTTTGTGTTCTACTTGCTAAAGTATTTTGAGATTCAATGAATTGTAAATTTGCAACAGGAGTTTCATAAGATTTTACATTAGGCCTGCCCGTAATGAACGACACTTCTAAATATCTATTTCTAGTATTAGCCCCAACACAATCAGCAGGAGTAAAATTCTCAATAACAAATACTTGGTATCCAGGCACCTTAAAGTACAGATCGTGTGTCTCACATTTAAGGGCTGGTAGGAGGTAGTACCCGTTGTTGTCGGTATCTACCTGAGTAGTTCCCCACTTAACCTGTACACCCCCTATTGCAGCGCCAGCACTAGTCCTAGCGTAGCCGCTGACATCAGAACGATCAACAAGAACATCTATAAGAAAACTCATTATGTAGCACTCACTGTAAATACACTATCAGTAGGAAAGGTGTAAGTAAAGACAGACGAAGGATCAAAGGGAGAAGTAATATCTCCAGCTATAGGTAGTATATTTCTTCCGCTTGTATCATATGCCTCTGTGGTCGTATTCCATGCTTTAAATACATTATTACCACTTGTATCTAAAGCACTTACTGAGAAAACGGTATCCCCCTGATTGATAAACTTGACCGTCTGCCCAGCAGAAACATACAGTCTATCTCCAGCAACAAAATCTGTACCACCAGTGTTACTACTAGCCTCTACGAATCCTGAAGCATTAAAAATATTGTATTGATCTTTTGGATATTTTGTTCCTTTATATTTAAGACCAAAGTACTCATTATCTCGCGGTCCTGACTGAGAACTCCACATGCCATTACCATTATTTATATGTTGCCAATAATATAGCAGTTGTTTTGTTTTAGGATACCGTTCAATGGATTCCCATAAATTCATTCCTGCTACATCACTGGCATCACAAAAAGTACTCAGTTGCTCAAGCATCTCACGAGCAGTGTTATGAGAACCCGCTTGACCCCCACCTCCAAACTGGTTTTTTTCAGGAGCAAATGTTCCCGAACTTATCATACCACATTCCCAAATGGTCAGGGGTCTATTCCCATCGCTGTGTTGGTGCCATGTGGGTTCTCCAGATAAATTTAAAATATCTTGTAGATGTTCAGCAAAAGTTATATATGTGCCCCCGTCATCACAATAATAATTTCCATCAACCGATGAAGTGGGATACCATCCCAAACAGATAACATCCCCATAGGCTTTTGATAACCAGTCGGCTCGTTCGTATCTAGGGGTTTCCACGCTGACTCCAAGTACCTTGTCCTTCTCATCTAAACCCCAGTAATCTTGGTAAAATCTTGGTTTTAAATGCTTAACTGCTACTACTGCCCCAGGATCTCCCAATTTAATTGAACTAACCATAGATGACACAGAACATTGATAAACATCCCCATCTCCGTATCCCCCTAAAGTAGCTGTTATAAATCTATAGAAGTCTGCTCGTTGGTGGTATCTTGAAGTAAATCCTG